AAGTAACGCAACATGGACGCTATGGAGTGTGACCCATCATAATCGGGCACTCCGGCGTCCATTTCTTTTTGGAACTCCTCTGGACGAACCATGTCCTTTGCGAGTTCTACTTTGCCATCCTGCCGCAAATAGACGTTGAATGAAAAGAGTGTGGCTTTCATGTTTCTTCCCCCACGACGCACCGGTATCCTGCAGCATACGGAGCGGGGATAGGTAGCGGATACTTAGATAAAAGACGTACCATCTCCGTCGCCCGTTGCTTACATTGTTCTTTTGTGGCCCGTAGGCCAGTTGTGTCCTCAAACTTCAGACACATATCAGGCATTGCTAACGAGCATATCAAAACCATCGTCTTGAACATTTCGCAAGTCCTCTATGTAAAGGTTGTAGCAGTCTGCTCTCACCTCGTATCCGTTGTCCGGATCGAAGTCCCCCTTCTTCATAAACTTGGACTTGTCGAAATACTCCTGCTTCGGCATATACCCAAGAAACCATCCCTTTGAAAAATCTTTTAGCACTCGTGTAAAAGCGTAGATGTCACACTTCTGTCGCGTGTTAAAGTTGCTGATGCTACACGAGTAGTGAGGCAACGGGATAGCAGAGGTTTGCTTTGTCTTTACCTCTACCCGCTGGCCGTCACCGAGAACGATGTCGTAGTCGTACGAATTATCCCACTTGCCGCCCATCACGGAAAGCACGATCTGCTCCCCGAGGAAGCCTGCAATGCTGCCGCCGCCCCTCAGTATCGAATTGTGAAGCAGACCCATCTCAGTGGCCTTCTTACGGCCAGCAAGGAGCATTTTATCCGTTATCTTTACTTCGATCAACTTTCTCTCTCCATTCTTTGTAGCATGGGTGATGCGGATGCGGATGGTACTGGACCCATCCGTCACCCCTCTTCCACACAAGCGGTGGCTTCTTCTTTTCCTTCTTAGGCGGCATTGAGGTCCACCACTTCGCACACGCCAGCAGTACATGCCAACTCACGTGATCCGGATGTGTTGTCTTCCCGCTCGTACTCAGACAGCGCAGCCCAGTCGATTCTCAGACTACCACGCTCTAGCTGCCACTCCAAATACTCATCAGCTTCGATGTCCTGATACGGAGCCTGTTGATACGTGTGATCTGAGTGTGGCAGGAACGAGACGCCGGATGCCACGTCAAAGTTCTCGTACACCCACGCACCCACGTCCATCCACTCGTGTTCCTTGACGGTGATGGTCACCGATGGCTTGTGTTCACACCAGTGCAGAGCGTATGTCTTCCACAACTCTAGCTGTTCGATAGCTGTCATCTCGTCACGTGTGACTGCACCCTCGGGTGACTTCATTGCAAACGAGAAGACGGTGGTGGAGTCTGGCTTCATCACACACGATTCGCTGTACACACCCTGCTCCTTGAGGAACTGAGTAAGCGGGTCTTTGTTGTCGCCACGAACCGTACGGATGTAATGTTCGTTGTGACGAGCGTGGATGCCACTAGCGGCGTCTACGAGTTGCGACACAGTGCCCGACGGCTTTACACAAGTGATAGCAGCGGAAGGAGGGATTCCAAGCATCTGGGCAAACTTGTGATTGGTATCGACGGCGACTTGCTTCATCTCTTCGAGCCAGCGAGGGGAATCGACGGTCTTTGATAAAATCGAGTGGTCCATAATACCAGTCAAGGAAACGCCCAATAAGCGTTCTTCTTCTGTGTTGTCTCGCCATACTTTCCTCAGATACTTAAAGTCAGTCAATGTGGACTGCAGGGTGCCCAAGATAGTTGCAAGACGTACCTTGCGCTTCAGGGACTCCAACGTGTCGTTCTCTCGCACAACCACCTCTGACAGGTTGCAAAACTGGTAGGGACGCAGGATGATCTCAGAGCAGGGATTGGTGCCCCACATGTGGCCCTGTTCACGGCGTCCGTTGCGGCCTACTTGCACGTCTGCAGCTTCACGATTGAAGATGCCACGCTCTCCTGACTTGGAGTCGTACAAAGCCAACCACTCACGCATGAACGTGCCCATCTCCGGCTTGCCCTTGTAGGCAACAGAGTTGTTAGCCAGCGCACGTTGACCCTCGTTCTCCCACCACGCACCAGACTTGGCATGTGCCATCTGATCGTCGTTGAGGTTCGACAGGGAGATCAGGGCGGAGCGACGTACACCACCGACCACAACGATCTCACCGATCTTGCACATCAAGTCGTGGCACTCAATCGGAAACAGCTTGCGTCCCCGTGCCTTGCGAAACAGCGCAACAGTGAAGTGAAACAGATCATCAAGGGGGCCGGGACCGGATGCACGTCCGCCCATAGTCTTGAGCCGCTCACCGGCTGCACGTACACCTGACAAGTCCCACATGGGAACCTGCCCCGCATAGAGCAGCGCAATCAACTCACGCAACGACTTGGCCCACCCCGGCTTGGAGTCACCCACCTTGATTATGGTATCTGTGTTGTGCATACTGTCACTAATCACAGGCAGCTTGTCCACGTTCTCACGCTCGACAGAGAAGCCCACGCCTGTGCCGCACATCAAAATATACATACACTCGTCAAACGAGCGGGGGCTGTCTACCGGAATGTAGCTGCAGTTGTAGCCGCAGATGTTGTCCCGCTCCAGAGCCGAACCCGCAGTCATCATACCCCGCATAGAAGGCATAATCTCTTGACCGATAATTGCTTGCTCAATGTCGAACAGATCGTTATCCGAGATGTCGAAGTCATGTTTGCTTTTGACATGGCTACGCATGAAGTTTGTATAACGATAAACGGTCTCGTCCCAGTTCTCACGGCGTTGCTCGGAGTCGAGCCAACGGGCGTAACGGGACTTGTGAATGAATTGTTGATAGGGTGTGGGCAGCATGTTATCCACGGTTTCTCTCCTCAATAAGTTTTTCTAAGTACCACTGTGCCTTTTTCAAGTCCTCGACACCATTCTTGTAGCGATATCGCCACAGGTACTTTATTATGTTGCCTTGCAGGTAATATTCGTATCCGTCGCTTGTAGCGGCACGGATAGCATCTATGCACTCAATCCCTGCTTGATTGTAGTGCGGTGGCGAATTCACCATGTCCGGCTTGTTCGCATAAAATGTGTCGAGCAGTTCTTCTTCTCTGGCCGTCCATTCTTCCTTTTTCATCTTCATGTACGCCTCGTGTCTCATCGAATCCGGACTGATCACCGATCATCCCCACTGCCGCTAATGTTACCAGTAGCCCTGCGAGACTTCAACTTGTACATGTTCATTTCTGCAATCTGCTGCAGGTCGAACCCCAAGTCGTTTGCGAGGGCAGCACAGTACCACATCACGTCGCCAATCTCCTTGGCAATCTCCGTAAGAAATCGTGCATCAGTCCTGTCGTCACGGTAAATCTTCTTTACCTTGTCAGCAACTTCACCGGCTTCACCCGCGAGTCCGAGTGCGGGATACATGACCTTCATGCGTTCCGGATAGATGGCAAACTGCTTTGCTTGCATCTGATAGTTGTTCAGTGTCCAGTTTTCTTTGATCATTGCGTTTTACCAAAATTTATCTTCACGATGTTAGTGTCAGGGTCACGCTGGACATCCACGCCGTTCTCTGTCTCTTCGACCATAGCTGCCTTTGTAGCCTCAAAGGAGAGTCGAGCCAGACCAGCTTGCATCACTCGCTCGAAGTCTGACTCCATCAACTCGACAAGACCCGACAGGATCACAGTGCCAGCGGGGATGTACTCGTCATCCTCGTCCTCTTCTGTGGTATCGTAAGCGGTCATGGACACGTGTTCGTCGTCCTTGCCCTGCTTGAAGATCAGGTACCACCTCTCCGGAAGAAGGCTGGCTCGTTCTAGCGTAGTCTGCATTTCCTTATCGTCCATTCTTGTACCACTCCTCTGGCATAGTTCCTTCCGCCCACTCGAAGCCGTGACGGTCAGCCCATGCACCGTACGTCGTTTTTGATCCCTTGTAAATCTTGTTCCGAGCGTTCTGGAAAAGAATCCGGATGTCGAGGTCAGGGTTCTGCTCTTTGACTAGCAACATCTTCACACGATCATTCTTGTCGAACTTGCCCTTCGCCTCGACAAACACCTCTGTGTCAGGAAAGTAGAAGTCCGGAGTGTAGGTACGTGGCTTCGGAATGAAGGTGACCTTGCGCTTCTCGTACTCGAAGATCACACCGCGTTGACGTAGCGACTTGGCTATGTTCAACTCAAAGTGTGACCTGTATCCGCCCATACCTCTCATAGCACCATTCCTATTGAGTCCATTCTTTTTTTCAGATATCCTGCCAGTTTTGGGGATAGTCTTTGTATACTGTCTAGTTCTCTTGATAGTGGCGATATCGGCACACAAACGTTTGCTCCGTTGTAGGATAGTCGGCTGATGTTTTGCAACTCGACTTCGACTTGCTTGATGTCACGCACCTCTGTGTCTGCAGACAGGAAGCCCATGTCAGGCGAATAGTTCTCGCGCAACGTAAGGGGCAACCCTCGCTCATTCTGACGAAGGTATGCCACCTTGCGTTCCCCACCGGCTTGCAAAACAGATTCGACAAAGACGTGATGAAGTTCCTTGTTCATCTCCATCAAGTCGATATCGTAGTCGCGTACAAAGATGTAGGGCATCACAGTTCCTTTTTCTTGAGGCGACTATACCAGACCTTCGGCTTGTTCTTTGCGCGGGACGTTACCTTGTCGTGGTAGACAGCGTTGGGCCAGCAGTGATGCTTGTGACCGCACATACCGCATTGTTTTGCAAGGATTTTGTTGCCCGTGCGGACATCCTCCCCGTCCTTGCGAAACGTCTCGAACTCGTCCTTGAAGTCTACCGTCGGCTTTTTGGCAGGGTCTGTCAGTATTTTGACACGACGTGCTGCGTCCTTGAGATAGTCTGCCTTGTCGTCTTGCGACCAGTCCGGCACCTCCACGATGGCTATCTCACCGCTCGACTTGTTGACCACGATCCAGCCACCGAAGGGTAACCCCGTGGCCTCTGCGTACAGGAAGCCCTGCATGGCATAGCCGAAGGGGTCATCGTTCTTGATGGCGTCGTAGCCACCGGCACCCGTGTACTTGTACTTGAAGGCCCACTCGCTTGCCGACTTGATATCCCACACTTTTTCTTCACCGAATTCGTCACGCAGGATTACGTCAAGTGTTCCCTTGATCTTGTGACCTGCGATCTCTAGTTCAACGGCGCGTTGAAAGTCTACGATCTCGACACCAGCCTCACGCAGGGCCAGCATCAGTACGGCTTCACTGAGGTCGCCAAACAAAAAACGGAAGAGGGAGTTGTACTCCATCTCTTCCCTGTTGCCTTCTCTTTCGAGAAGTTGCTGACACAGAGGTCGTCCCAGTCCGGACATACGGATGCGGTAACCCTCGTCTCCGCGACTCATCTGCTTTGTTATGGCTTCGTTACAGTCCTTGGTGAACTGTGTGATGCTGTCCGGGGAGACAGCTATTTCCCCCCGGACTGCGTTTTGAAGAAAGTCTTGGACTTTAAGCTGCGTCAACATCGACGAAATCCGAAGCAAGATCGGATTCGTCATCGTTGGTTTGCAACTTGACTGACTCGCGATACTGGTTAGCGATGGTCTCATTGTGAGCCTTCACGGTTTCCCCAAACATCCGCATCAGTTCCTTGTCCTTGTCCGTAATCGACACCTCAGACGAATAAGTCATCA